ATGTTATGCCTTGTTTAATTCGTTGATAGCTGCTTGCAATTGCAAGATTAAAGTACAGGCTTCGTCAGTCGCAAGGCGTATGGCAAACTTGCCAACCTCTATACGTATTTGCTTTGGTAAATGATAGGCTTTGCCGTATGCCCTACCCTTTTCGACCTGTTCAATTTGAAAGATGTTGAACTGCTGGTTAACTGTTGCCATGTTACATTCCTATAGTCCGCAATAAGGACAGTCATCATAAGGTGAGTAGTACCACCAGTTACCACAATTAACACAGCGTACAGAGTTTGCTACTCTTAAAGTTTTAATCTTCTTCATGTTACACCGCCATACTTAGAATGAGTGTTGAAAGTTTAGGCATTGCATCAACTATAAACAATGCAAGTGCAGCTAATACTGCTCCTATTACTAGGTAATCTGCTATTACTAATTTCATGTTTGTTTGCCTTGGTTTGTCTTGATGTACTAACTATAAACAAGGTCTAGAGATAGTGTTAATACATCTCATGAATAGCCAACTATAGCCCTCGTGAATAGTACTAAACCAACTCCTACTGAGTTGTATGCTGTACAGATATACAGTGGTTTAAATACAGGGTAATGAATATAGGCGTGTCAACTTGCAAATTATCGTGTAAGTGCTTGATTAAATATCATGCCAACCTGCCAAACCCTCTCAAGGGTACACTAGCATTACTTTACATTAAGACAGCTTAGAATGGCTTACAGGAGCTATTAAGGGATATGGCAATATACCAACAAATGCACAGATAAATAAATATATAGGTAGACTTTGACATGGTTATATTGTGGATATGCAAACATACGACAACCAACGCGATAAGGGTAGCGTTAAAATATAACATAGACTATTGATAGTATTAATGTAAGCAGTGAACAAACGAAGTGGGGGGTATAGTGATAGTTCAATGCGACTTATTAACAACTGGTAGGCTGCCATATTATGTCAGACCCTTATCATTTTCATGAATAGCTGTCATCAATTATATTTATAGGGGGGTACAAGGGGGTTTCGATTGTCGGCAAACACTGAGCATTGCACGTTAATAATATCTAAATAAATTACTACTGTCGGGGGCAGGTAGTCACTACGTTCCAATAGTAAAATTTTTACATAAAAAAGCACCAGCTTATTAGGCCAGTGCTAGTAAGTTAAAAACCTGATTGGATTCGAACCAATATACTTCTCTTACGAGATGCTTTACCTATCAAGCTACAGGTTGTGAAGAGTGCCTCATGATATTAAACATAAGGTCTTTTATTGATGGAGGAACAAGAGTTCACCCATGTGAGAGTTAATTGTCTCTGACGAGAGATTCACGCCAAGTGAAACAAGGTTGTCCGTTACTATCGAAGTAAGGATGTACTCATACTATATATCTAAACTTCATGTAATGTCCTATGTAAGTGGTTACCAAAGGTATATAACTCTTGAGGAGTTAGTCCTAGTCTTACTGTAGTAACTACTGTATATAGTGAAACAGAAGAAGAAACTTCCAAAGAAGGAAGTAAGAAGAAGAGTACCCAGTTTATCACTACCAGTTTTCTTGTCAACCCTTGTCAATACTGTTCCTTTATACAGTGTTTACATAACCTATTGTTATGACACAACAACTCCCTGTATTTATTTTCATTGCTGTATAGACGTACAGTAGTGTATATAACTACAGTATAGATTAGATAGTGTTCTTATATTATAATGTATATAACTTAATCACATAAAGGTGAGAGTAACAAACACTTAATGATATAAGGATACTATATGACTACAATAGTTTGGGATGGTAAAACGTTAGCAGCTGACGGCAGAGCAACAGCAGGTAATCGAATAGCAGATGAGCGGGTTAGTAAAATAAGAGTACTTCCCGGAGCAGTAGTTAGAGGCAGTCCTGTTATATGTTATGCATTAGCAGGAGCAGCTGACATGTATGACATAGTAGGAACTTGGATTCAAGAAGGTTGTCCTGTAACGGAAGACTTAGAAGATAAGGAGTTTGCCACTATCATCATCACAGAAGATAATGCTTACGTGTACGGCTCTGAGAGTAATGATATATACCCTGTAGGAGATTGCACAGAGACGTTAGGTAGCGGTAGTGAGTATGCCCTGAGTGCTTTAGCTCTTAAGATGAATGCAGTGAAAGCTGTTAAGCATGCTGCTAAAATAGATATGTTCTCAGGAGGTATAGGTACATACATTAACTGCCGTACTAAGAAGATGGTGCTTAAGGAGTTTGAAGTCTAGTGGATACAATACAGAAGACACTCTTCATAGTATCAACCTGTTTACTCTTACTGGTAGGATGTTCTATGTTAGCAGACATAGCTCTTGACCAGATTAAGCCCAGTGGAAGTAAAGGTGGTATCAATACGGAGCTAGTGATAGGAGATAAAGAACAAGTGCTGGGCACTAACCAAGAGGTTAAGGCAGGCACTATAGGTAAGGTTACTGGAACCAGTGACAACAGCGTAAGCGCAGCAGGCGCAGAACAAGTAACAGTTAACAACAATGAGTTTCCTGTGTGGGCTATCTTTTTGATTGGTGCATTGACAACCTTAATTGGTTATCTAGCTCCTCGCCCTAAAGCATGGAAACGTTTAATAGGAAAAACAAAATGAGCTTTAAACAAACAAGCAGTTTAACAGGCGTAGAGACAGGCGCAACATTACCAACATTAGGTTCACTTAAACCTTTCAACTTAAGTTACGCAGTAGTGACAGGAGGAACTTCAATTACATATGTAGTGGAAGCTACTCTTAATGGCAGTGACTTCTTTGTCGTAGAAGCTAGCGGTACTGTAGATACAGATGGTCAAGTTACTAAACCTGTCGTGGGTATCCGTGCAAGGTCAACAGCACACACCGCAGGTACTTTAGTACTAACAATCTTAGAGGATGCATAATGGCTATTCGAAGCTTCGCAGCAATACCACTTGCAGCAGTTGGCAATTCAGAAGTGGCAGACATATTTGATACAGAAGATATCCGCATTAGCTATGCGGTAGTAGTAACGGGCACAGTAAATTATACAGTGCAACATTCATTAGACGGGATTAACTTCTTTGATAACTCAGATAATACTTCTCAAACTACAAGTCAAGATGGGAACTATGTATTCCCTATTAGAGCCGTTCGAGTTAAATATAATTCAGGCAGCGGCAGTGTTGTTTTCAATCTGCGCCAATCTATAACCTAGGAGACATTGAATGAGTAAGCTAGGTGGAAAGAAAATGTCAGAAGACACTGACAGAGACAATCAAACAACAGGAGTCGTTGAGACTATAGTTGCAGGTGACCGTATAAGTGTTAATAGTAGTGACCCCGCAAACCCTATAGTGACTGCTGATATTCAAGCAGGAGGTCAAGTTGATTCTGTAGTTGGAGGTACTAACTGCTCCGTAGATGCAACAGACCCGATTAATCCTATAGTTAATGCTGACACACAGAACAATGCTAAAGTTACAACCAAGGGCGACCTCGAAGGCTTTAGCACAGTAGCTGCTCGTATTCCTGTTGGTACTAACGGTCAACACTTAGAAGCAGACAGCACAGCAGCATTAGGCGTGAAGTGGGCAACTCCTGCTGCTGGTGGAGGAGGTGTAGATGGGTCTATACATAGTGTACCTCCGGGCACAGGGTTTGGCATGGTGGGTATCAGTGCAGGTAGCGTAGGAGCATTGTCTGCATCTACTCTATCAGACGATAGAATATATCTTGATGCTATATACTTTGACGGAGTTACTACGGTGACTGAATTAAACGTATGGGTACAGACTAGTAATTCCGCAGGGATAAATATACACGTAGGATTACATCCTATGACTGATAGAGGTAATGCCGGAGCGCAAGCGCATGGTGATATAATAGTATCTGTAATAGGAGCAAACCAGCTGTATTCAAAAGTTTTGAGTACTGCATGGACACCTGATAAGGGCTGGTACTTCTTAGCCACTTGGTGTGATGTTAATGTGTCAGGTATGACTTTTAATCTAACTCAAGAACAGCATGGAGTTTATGGCGCGGCTAGGTCAGCATACACTTTCACTAACAGTACAAATGATGTAATAGAACAAGCGTGTTACATACTTAATGATACTGATTATGACACTGCTCCTGATACACGCATGCAAGCAGCAGACTTTAATGATGCATCAGCAAGCTACGGATTCAGTACAACAAATGGTGTAGTGTGGTGTGAGAGTTCTGTACCCTTGACAATACTAAAGGCTGGTTAATATGACTCTCAAGATTAATTATAAAGGCACGGACTGCCGTGGTATTGATTATCTGTATTACTGTGACAAGTGTAAACATGAGCAGGAAGAGAATCATGCTGCCTCGAAGAAGCCTACTATACTCTGTTCTGAATGCAATTACACTATGCACATCAAGCCTACAGCAGTACATCTAGATGCAGACTTTCATGATAACAGCAAGTCACACAATCTCGGTTGGGACTACGATGAGGATAAAGACTAATGAAGATATGTTCAAAGTGTAATGAGACTAAACACCTAACACAGTTTAGCATAAAGACTAAAGACCTGAGTGGCTACTGTCCCGCATGTAAAACATGTCTCAACAAACAAGCTAAACTATATAGAGCGAACAATAAGGAAGCAATAATACAACGTGCTAAAATATACTATCAGACGGACAAAGGCAAGGCAACCATGCTAAGAGCCTCCCGGGCACAGTTAATAACCAGCCCTGAAAAATGTAAGGCTCGTTCAGATATGAATAACGCTTTAAATTCAGGAGTCCTTATAAAAGCACCCTGCGTAGTGTGTGGTAGCTTTAAGTCAGAAGGTCATCATGAAGATTATACCAAACCTTTAGATGTTATATGGCTATGCAGACTTCATCATATAAAGCTACATAAAGGAGATTACGATGAGTCGGAAGAGTAAGAACGAAGCAGAGGGACGTCTGCAAGAAGCTCTCAACGAGGAGCTGCCAGAGATTATCAGACCATCAGCTATAGAGTCTGATGAGCAGGGCACTCTCATTGCTGGCGAGACAGAGAAAGAATACGAGATAGAAGAAGTTAACAAGTTCTCTCTGCGCCCTAAAGTGGGAGAGGGGTTACCGATTGCACAGCGCTTGGTAGGCTGTACCAAAGCTTTATTCTATGAGCATAGACATCAGACCACAGTAGAGACGGCTGCTCCATATTGCCTCAAGGCTAACGACCATGAGTTCAAAGGCGTGGTGTATAAATCAATGTACTTAATCTACATGAGCTGTGATAGTGAGTATGAAGCAGCAATCAAATTGTTGGGCAACTACCAGCATTGGACTAAGCTTAAAAGATGTACATGGTTCCTGCCTTATGTCGAGGAGTGGAATGCAGAACTAGTGCTACGAGAGTCAGCATTAGCCAGAGCTAAACTAGTAGCGTTAACAGAGGCGGGTAATGTTACAGCAGCTCGTACATTGCTGAACGGGAAGAAAATAGCCGGGAGGAAAGTAGGGAAACCTAAAGCAAAAGGCAAGCGTGTAAGTGACATCGAACCCGGTGACATAGAAGAAATGTTAGAGCGTACAGACATTAGTGGAAAGGCGAACTAGTATGGGTATAGAAGTTATAGCAGCATTGTTAGCGCAACTGAGCGTGGTAGGTTTACTATTCAGATGGCAGCATGTGCAGATTAGAGACAATAAACTTGAGGTGGCTAAGGTGTCATTGAAGGTTTATAGCAAGCACGAAACAAACGACATGATAGACTTAAAGATACAACCGCTTGCGGTAGGTATTGCTCATGTGCAAGAAGAACTTAAAGAAGTTAAGAGTATGATAGGCAGATTACTTGATGAGAAAAACAAAGGCTAAAGTATCCAAGACACCTCATGTGTCGATAGCAGAGACTAAGCTAGAACAGTTGCGTGAACGCTGTACTAACTCCCTGTATAAGTTTGCATGTGCTGTCGAGCCTCATCGAGAGTATGGGGATTGTCACAGAGAATTATATGATTTCTGGCAGCAAGCCGAAGTTAATGACATAGATAATACGTTAGGTTTATTACCTCGTGACCATCAGAAGTCACACTGCTTAGCTGTACGCTGTGCATGGGAAATATATAAAGACCCGACAATAACCATCCTGTATTTATCTGCTACCAGTGGGCTTGCCGAAAGGCAGCTGCTGGACATACAGAACATATTGGAGTCGCGCTATTTCAGGCAGCTCAGTCCTGATATGATTAACGAGGAGAAGGGAAAACGTGCCATGTGGAATACCACAGGCATATCAGTTGACCATCCAGACAGGGAGCAAGAGGGGGTACGTGACCCCACAGTTTCAACAGCTGGCCTAACCACTAACACTACAGGGTGGCATTGTACTTTCTTAGCGAAAGATGATGTAGTTATTCCAGAGAATGCTTATACAATTGAAGCTCGTAAGAAGGTTGAGGCATCATGTTCTCAGCTTGCATCGGTGCTTACAACTGGCGGCACTGAGTGTGCCGTAGGCACTAGGTATCATCCGAAAGACCATTACGCTACCCTCAAGTCCATGACAGAAGAAGTGCAC